CACGGATGCACTCCAGGCTGCTTGGGTAGCAGGCGGTGAGCCGAATAAGCTGGTCGTTTCGGGAAAGAATAAGCGTGCGATCAGTGCGCTCACGACTTCCGCTACGAAGAACATCGATGCAAAGAATAAAACGGATGTTGAGGCAATCGATGTCATCGATACGGACTTCGGCAGAGTGGAGATCGTTGCTTCCCGCTTCCAGGATGATTCCAACATCTTCGTTATCGATCCGCAGTACCTGAAGGTTGCTTATCTTCGTCCGTTCACGAAGAAAGAACTGAACGCAGACTTCGATGGCAAAGCAGGTATCATCACTGGTGAGATGACGCTGGAAGTTCGTGGCGAAAAAGGCCAGGCTATCATCACTGACCTTACGATCTGATTTGACCTGATGCTTAGATAGAGGGCAGGGGGAACTTACCCTCTGCCTTTTATTTTATTTACGGAGGTATTTTTGGAACGTATATATGCACTGCATGACGCAGAAGATACTACAGAGAAATATCTGGCAACAGATGGAAAGAATGACCGTATTGTTACCTCATGGGATGCAGATCCACTGTTAAAGCAGTTGAAAGCAGAGCGGGAAGAGGATGGATTCGATATTACACGTTCTTTTAGGCGTGTTGCTCATATCGATATGAGAACCGTTAAGCTTCTGGCTCTTACCCAACATGACCCTGATGCACAGGCTTATCTTGATTATCACGATGCAGATGCCCGTGACCGGATGATTCGTCATTATCCGATGTATTTCAAGGCTTGCTCTGGCAGGGTTTAACCACATAGAAAGGAGAAAATTATGACTCCAAAAAGCATAATGGCTAAAGTGCGTATGGCGCCAGAGATTGCTGATAATGCTGCTCTTAAATACAGTGATTATCAGATCCTGACAGCACTTAATTCGGTGCTGAATCTGGTGTATAACGAGCTTGCTACAGCCAGTTCAGACATAACCATGAAGATAAAGAAGATTACGCTCAACGAGGGAGAAGGCAAGCTGCCAAAAGACTTCGTCGTCCTTGTCAATGTCTTTGCCGATGGGAAACGTCTTGATCCTGAAGTCGGTTATCAGGATGTGACGCCCCTGACTTATAAGCTGCGCGGGAATAAGATCTACACAGATAATTCCACGGTTACGCTTGAGTATCGTGCAGGATTCACAGAGATCACCAACGACACGAAAGAGGATGAGTTGGAACTTCCCGGCTATTTCATGGAGCTTTTAAAAGACTATACCGTGATGATACTTGCTGGTGGTGCTACAGGTTCTGATGGATCACTTTCCCAGCGCGTGGCTTCTGATATATCGTCTATTGTCGTTACGCGCAGTTTCAATCGTATCGTTGCTAACCCGGATTCGATTCCGTGGCGTGTATGAGGAGGTGTGATTCATGTTAGTTTCGGATATTATCTCACAGATCAACCTGGAGACAGGAGAGCTCCTCGATGATGATTCGGAGAACATCCAGTACATCAACTTAGCCATAGACTTCTTGTCATTCCAGCTCGCGGGCATTGGAGATCCACAGGCTTTGGCTATGCTTACGGTTACGGATAACACCGTAGTGCCGGACAACTTCATCGACTTCATCCCGAAGAATGGCTATCCAGTCAACATCAACGCGAATAAGTTCCAGATCATCGATGATGAAGACAGTGTTGAGATCAAGTATTCCACGGCTCTTCCGCATATCAGTTCACTTTCTGATACGATCCCGGTCAAGGATATGTATATCTCTACTCTTGTCTTGATAGCTTCTTACGCAATCAAGAAGAAGATCTACCTCTTGCAGGAGTTCTATGCAGCAGATGGTACTTTCATGGCTCAGGTTATTGGAAGCATCAAGGCTGCGAAGGGAGTGGCTGTGAGTGGCTGATTTTCAACAGTATAGTTCTGGTGGCTTCCCCTATGGGATCAACTGGAGTAAGCCGCCGGAATCCATAGCGGACGGAGAGCTTGCCCAGGCTTTAAATTGCGAATATGGGGTAGATGATGGTGCATTGCGTACCGTAGCGGGAGTAAGGGTATTTTATTGCAACGCCAGACATGTCATATCCTCAGATGATTCCCACACAGTTTTTGCTGGGCTCATCACATCCATGCACCATGACGCCAAAAGCAAGAACATCTATATGACGTCTAATGCCAGTAACGAATCCCAGGTACTTTTCACCTGTCACGAGACCGACTGGGACATAAAGAATCCTAAGTTCTTCACGATGAACATGTGTTATCGGTTGTCAGGCAGTAAGTTCCCAGTGTATGCGGCATTTGGCGATGTCACGCTTGTAGCTACTGGTGGAGTCCTACAGTATGTCACTGCCGCGGGCGAAGTCCATAACGTTGACAGCGGACCTGTCTGTGACTATGTTACGGTACGTTCTGGTCGTGTGGTCGCATATGCTTACGGTGACGATGAGCTTAAGTATTCTGCGGTAGGCGACTATACGAGTTGGAAGACTGATTCCAACAACAAGTCTTCGGCACAATATGTCAAGATCGGGTACAAGGATTCTGGCAGCATAGTGGCTATCGATTTCCTGAGCAAGGCATTGATCGTGTACAAAGACAATGGGCATGCATATCGTATCGTTAGTGAACCGCAGGATAGTGACTTCTCTATCCAGCCAATATCACAGACAGCGTACTGTATCTCTCCGTATGCAGTATGCAATATCGATAGCAAGGCTTACTATCTCGGTAATGCCGGCTTCATGAGTTTCCAGCCGACAGCAGCTTATGGTGACATAGAGCCTTTCCAGGAAGGCCTCAACATCAACAGTCAGATCTCTTCATCTGTGGATGAATCCTGTCGCATGTGGAGGTTGCCTTCTCGTAAGCAGATATGGATCAAGCCTTCCAAATCATCTCGGATCTACATCTACCATTACATACCTCGTTACCCAGATGGCCGTGGCGCTTTCACCGTGCGCGATTTCTCTTATGAGGTCAATGACCTGATGGAACTGGATGGGAAGATATATATTGCTTATTACAATAAGATCGGTATTCTTGATGAGACCCTGGATACTGATGACGACAACCAGATCGAGACTGTGATCATGGGTGGGAATAAGCTGACCAGCAAGCACACGATCCTGGTCATGAACCGCAATTTCGTATGCAACAACATACTCCCGGGGCAAGGCATCATACAGTGCGGCAAGAAACCTAAGCCTATAACTTTTCAGGCGGGAAGTACGGATATCTATGGAGATGCTGATGATATCGCCGGCAGTACAAGTCCAATAGATGTAGGTAACGCCTATACACGTTCCTACAAGGTTTCTGGTGGCAGCTGCAAGAGCGTACAGCCATTGCTTCATGTTGAGACAGGAGCTGTAAGTTTGAAGACTTTTGATTATAAGTATTTGGAGGTTTGATTTTATGGATATGACAAGAAGATACCCTAACAATATCGTCCCTAAAGGCACGAGTATTGAGCAGGGTTTCCGTAATGACGATGCAGAGCTTAAGGATATACTTCATCAGCTTGATGAGATCCGTATTTCCATCCCAAGGAAGCAGTATTACATCCTTCCTAAAAGGAATACGATCCTGCATGGGGCGCGTCATCCAGATAATACGGCAGCATGGCTTGAGGTCGAAGACAAGAAGACGATCAGTATCAACACGACTACGCCTCTTATCCTGACATTTGCTGCAGGATGGAGTTCTGAGGGCCCTATTGATTATAGTTACGTGCTTAACAGTTCGCAAGATAATACCGTAATCAATGTCCAGCCTAAATCTGGCAGCGGTAATCATACAGGGTATATTTTCCTCAGGTATGATCCACTCAGTAATACCTGTGCATTGGACGATAGCCCGTGTGCGTTGATATCCAGCAAGGATCGTCCGGAAGCTAAGGAAGGCCAGTATTGGTATGATACGATCCAGGGGAAGATGCACCACTATGATGCGGCTGGATGGCAGGATGTCTGTGCGATATACATGGGAGAATATTCGGCCTGTATGAACCAGGATGTCATGATTAGCGTATCTTTGATCATCGCTGATCCAGAGATGTGAGATGTTACATATCGGCATTGAAAGCGGCCTAAATAGTAGAGAGGAGGCCTTGCTTCATGACCAGGACTGAGTGGATAGAGAAGTACCAGAAGAAGGCAGAGACATTCTATGAAGACCCGGATTTCAAGGAGATTTATGTACCGGATAAGGGTTTCATGTGTTATAAGTTCGACGATGATGGCACGCTCCATCTCGGGCATACCTGCACCAATGATATGGAATATTGGCGTAAGGTAGCCTATGATCTGGCTCGTAAGCAAGGCAACGGAAGAATCAAGACGATTACGATGCGTAACCCGGCAGCTTATATCAAGATGACCGGGACACACCTAGATTTATCGGATAGTGGATACAGACCCAATGGTATTTGGTATTGGGCGATGGAAAGGATGGCGGAATAGTGGAATTCGAATTCGACTTGCAACGCTTCGGTGGTGGCCATAGCAGTACTACTACGGTCCAGAAACGGGATATCCCGAACGAGACTACGGATGAGAGAGCGATGCGCCTGGCTCTGGAGAAATATAATGGAGATTCGATGAGAACGGCTACGGATCTTCGGGATCGGGCAACGGGACTCATCGATAAGGCATATACCCCGGACTGGGGGCAGCTGATAAATAACTACCAGAACAATACGGCGCAGGCTTTGGCTGATTATAAGAGCATGAGTGCGGATCAGCAGAAGTCGTTCATGGCATCCATGAATGACTATCTCAACCAGAATCAGGCGCAGAGCCAGCAGAACCTTGATGCCTATAGGCAGGCACAGGGCCAGAATACGGGAACTTATGACAATGCGATCTCTAATGCCAAGGATGCTTATAACCAAGCATACAATGCAGCGCAGAAGTCATACCAGAGTGCTAATGAGAGCAATATCGGTGCGTACAATACGGACATGGACGACATCAATTCGAGATATAAGGATCTGTCCAATGGAGTGCTTTCTGCCGAATATGCCAAGAATCGACAGCAGGCACTCAACTCTGACCTCGACAGGACGATGGGAGATGCCCTGTCCAACCTTGCTTCGCGTGGTATTATTGACAGCTCCGTTACGCAAGGGAGCATGAACGATATCTCTCGTAATGCATCTGATACGCTCGCGAAGAACTATACGAGTGACCTCGCTACGGAGTCCGGCCTGCTCGGTAATCGTGCTGCCAGCGTCCAGAACACATATAACACGCGTATGGGCAATGCCAAGGACCTGTATGGAGTACAGACTGGTGGTGCGGACAAGATTTACAGCTCGGACGTAGATGCGGCCGGGAAACAGTATGCAGCCAATGGTACGGATAACAGCAACTTCTTCACCGCAGCGCAGAAACAGGCCGACGCAAGATTAGCCGCTCAACAGGCAGCACAGAATACGCTTTTTGGCTCCCAGCAGCAGTATGCGACCAACCTGTTGAATGGCAACTTGCAGAACCAGCAGCAGCTGTTCGCGGACAATGCCACGGGACAGATCAACAGCTGGTCTCCGATCGGCAACCTTTATGGATATGCATCCCAGCTGCAAGCGCCTGAGCAGAATATGTGGGGCAACATGTACTCAGGCCGTATGGGCAGCGGTACGGTTACCCAGACAGCCACTAGCAACAGCAATGAAGGCAAAGGCGGTATATGGAATGGTATTGGTTCTATCGGTGCAGCAGTGATCGGTGGGGGAAAGAAATAAAGGAGTGACTGATTGATGTCAAATGATTATGGTGGGCCATTAGAGGCCCTCGCTACGATACTGGGTGCAGTGATGCAGAGGAACAATCAGAGAGGCGCCCTCAAAGAAGGAGAGGCAGCCGCTGATAAGATCAACAACCTGAGTTTCCAGCAACAACAGCAGCAACAGGCGGCAGCACAGCAGGGACAGCAGCCTGCGGCAACTCTGCTTCAGGGGATGAACCTCCCGCAGAAATACAATCCGTTGGATCCTCAGGGGAATCAGAGCAACCTGGGTGCATTCTCTGCACCTTCTTATCAGCAGAGTACGCTTAGTGGTGCACAGCCACAGGTCACAGCACCGACACTGTTCAATGGGGCAGCTAAGACTCCGTCTTATTTCCCGGCTCCAGCTTCTGCTCCGGCGGTAGATCCGGCACAGGCAAAGAAAGACGCAGCTTTCGCGGCAGATAAGGCTGCTCATCCAGAGAACTACTACTACAACTACTATACTGGCGGTGACGCAGATCAGATAGCCAAGGCACAGCAGTATTATCAGGGGCTGGATCACAACAGCCAGGAGTACAAAGGCTACTATCAGGACCAGCAGAAACAGAACCCGAATGACTACTTCGGTGATGATTATACTGGCGGTGATGCAGATGCTACCCAGCGTGCTCATGCAGATTACCTGCGCACGGAGAACCGGGATAAGCTCAATGGATTCCAGGCAGCTTATCAGCGAGAACATCCGGAACAGTTTGGCAGCGATGGTTCTTATATTGGCAGTGATTCTACGGTCAAGGCGATCATGGGCAAGAGAGACCGGTACAACAACTACGATAAGGCCGAATCCGACCTGAATAAGCAGGATACCATGAATTTGATCTTGCAGAAGTATGGCCCGGAAGCGGCTAAGCTTGCAGAGCCGAGGGTAAAGGCTGCGGTAGATGCAAAGATGGCTGAGTATGGGGATACGGTAGAGGACAATCAGTTCTCGCACCTCCAGAACCTCTTGAATAAGGAAGATCCTTCAGATCAAAACTACCAGACCAACGTGATGTATGATGTGGCCCGGTATAACCAGCAGATGAAGCGTGCGGGAAGAGATGGACTTGATCCAGATCTCGTCAAGGCTGCGCTAGCTAAAGGTAGTTACGATCAGAAAGAGGTCAACCTCGGGGATCGTATTGCAGTTCTCCGTACTCCTACATCCAAGGGTTCTCTTGGTATCGATGATAATGGTAATCCGATCACTTACCAGGATGCTGGTGATCTCAAGACTGGTATCAGCCCGAATACGAAGTATACGACGGATATCCAGAAAGACCTTAAGGAGAAAGAACTGGCAGCTACTAAGGAAATGAAGGAGAAAGAACTGGCAGAGAAAGCTCGTGAGTCTGATAACGCGAATTCGACACATCTCCAGGTGGCTAATATCGGTGCTAACGCACAGAAGTATTCTGCAGACCACAGAGGCGGTGGTTCTCGTGGCGGTAGCAATGGTGGCAGCAATCCAAATCCTGAGCAGGTCGATGCGATGACTCCGAGCGAGCAGATGAATTATACTACGCAGCAGTTGCAGTATTACTTCAATGATGCCAATACCCCGCATTGTTCTTGGTATGAACTCATGAGTAAGATGCATGACAAAGGCGTCGACTGGTCAACCTTAAAGATGATCGATCCTACCGTATGGGGGCATTCAGCAGATGAAGCCTTGACAGACGCTGACTGCTCATAATAGATGATGGAGGCACGTAATGGCTAGACGCTATGACAGTATATGGGACAATGATAATGACTGGGCAGAAAATACATTCGGGACTCAGGATAGCAGTTCATCAGATGATTCTTCGGGGTCATCTGATTCCCCTTCCTGGTGGGATTCCGTAGGCAGTACCTTTAATAACATCATGCAAGATGTTGGTAATTTTGTAACCGGTCAGTCTAATATGCAAAGAGAAAATGCTGAACAGGAATCCAGTTTTTTCACTCCGGATTCTGACGATAGCAACAGTATATGGAATCAGATAAAAGCCGGAGACGTCAGTGGGCTCATTGATAGAGTCGAGGACAGCGCAGATGAAGCCTTTGACGGCATAAAACAGGCATACTCACAAGATCTTGGTCCGGCAGTCGATGATTTCTGGACTGGCGCAAAACAAGGCTTTGCAGAATGGGTAAGAGCAAAACAACAGGAAGCGGATGTACTTAGTAACCCGGACAGCACGCAACAGGAGATAGACGAAGCTACTGAGTACAGTGCAAGGGCAGGCATGCAGCTGATCAAAGGTCCGCTGTCTTTGATTCCTAGTATTGGTACGGCTAATTTGTTGAGCAGCATCATCATGCACCCGGTAGACACCGCAAAAGAAGTGGGACAGGACTTCGAGAATCTTGACAGTGATCAGATGATAGAACGTCCATTTTTTACACTTGGTAAGGTCCTTATGGATGTCGGCGTTGCTTATGGTGGTTACAAAGGCGGCAAGGGAATCTGGGATAAAGTACATGGTACAGATGATATGGCTAAAGCGGAAGATCCTGCGGCCAAAGATAATCCTGATGGTACGGAGAAAGTAGAAGGTATTCAGGATGATGATACGGAACAGCTTACTACGTCTAATTCGGATGATACGTCGTCTACAGATGATACGTCTACACCGTCTGCTCCTTCGGGCAATTACAGTGCAGATGCTGAAGGTGCTTATCAGCAGCTGGTGAATGAAGGATTCACGGATGGTCAGGCACGCGGTATTCTCGGCAATATCATGCAGGAAGATGGCAGCTTTGATCCGACCAATACGAATGCTACTGGCCACGTAGGCCTGTTCCAGCTTGATACGGATGACGGTAATCGTTGGGGAAGGTTTGTTGATTATTGTAATCAGAATGGCTTAGACCCGGCGAATAACGCCAACCAGATACACTACGTCACTAAGATTGAGAACGGAGACCTTACCCAGCAGCTCCCGGATGATGCGTCTGCAGCAGCTACATGGTTCAACGTGAACATCGAGCGCAGTGGAGATAATTCTGGAGCGCGTGAATCCAATGCAGAGAACTTCAATTCCAGCTACACACCAAGCAACACATCAGCTCCTTCTGGTGATGGAGCTGGCGGTGGTGATTGGGATGCCAGCCAGCAGAGTTGGCTTGGACAGACCATGGATAACCATGGTGAAGGCTGCGTAGAAGCTGTGACTAAGCTTGGTGGTGATAGCCCATTCCTGAAAGCAGAACGAGATAAAGGTGTCACCTATGTACCAACTTTGGTAGAAGATGCCGGCGACCGTGTTATTCCATTCGATGAATCCAAGCTTCAGCCTGGCGATGTCATCGTATATGGAGATAATGACCACGTTACCCGCTATGACGGCAGAGGTGGTTACTATGGCAACAGTTCATCACGGGATCAGATCGTACATAGCGAGAATCTTTACGATTGCGGCAATCCTACGGCCATCATAAAGACTGGCCACGGTCAGAGTACAGGCCGTCCTGGGGCTTCGCAGGATGATTCTCATGCTTTTGATGCGTCTACGCAGCAGGCTGCTAAAGATGATAAGGCAATAGAAGAAAGTCTTCATGATGATGATTCTTCTTCAGGTGCAGACGGTACGGAATCAAATGCAGATGCTGCCGGCGGAGAGCCGACACCTGAAGCACCTATTATCCGACGTAGACGTAGAAGTTATGCTGACACGGAAGAACCGCTTCTGCCAGATGACGTACAGCAAGACCCTATGACTCCGACACCGAGAAGCCAGGAAGAGATCGTACAAGATGTAATCAATGATCGCATGGGATTACAGCCAAGAAGAAGAAACCGCTACGATGCCAGTAATTTCGGCCCGGAAGCTTCTTTTGGTGGAGAAGAGAATGTCGATGCTGCGGAAGCACCGGCTGGTGATAATCTGGCTGCTACCGTGCAGGGAGTCATCAATGATCGTATGAATCTCAATACAGAAGATGAAGCTCCTGAAGCTCCTATTCTGAGACGTAGTTCTACGCCTAATGTGATAACGGAAACACCTTCAGGATCTGCTCAACCTGCTCCAACGGCGGGAAAACGACATAGCAGATACGATGCCAGCAACTTCGGGCCGGAAGCTTCTTTTGGTGGTGAAGAAGCACCTGTGGATGTACCGGCTGTACCGAATATTAGTATCGAAGGTCCTCATGACCGTGTATGGGTCAATCAGGAAGCCGTTGATCGTTTGAATCAGCAGTCATCGCCATCTACGTTAGTAGATGATATAGCAAGAGAAGAAGCTGAAGCCACGCCTCAGCAAACTGACAGATATGGAATCAGGCGTAATGCAGATGGTTCTGTTGCAAGACCTGAAACTACAGGCAATCCGAAAACACCAACGCCTCCTGATCCTGATAGATATAAGCATGGGATATTTGATGCTCAGACTTACGTACCGATTCAGGCCGATGAATATCATGGATCTCCTGTAAAGCGCAGTGATGTGCTGTATCAGGCTAACCATGCGATCCCTAAGTACGGTGATGAATACAAGACGGATGCTACTGGTGCTCATACAGCTGCTTATGAGAATTTCGATAAGCTTGGCGATGAGATCGGCCAGACGCTGGATCGTAAATACGCTCTTACCGATGGTCTTAACGATATACAGGAAGCAGAGCTTAAGCAGGGGTATAGGGATGTTCATCGCGGCGTTGCACATTTCGTACATGAATACATCAGCAACCCGGACATGGCTAAACGTGAATACCCGCACTACTATACGAAGTTCGAGGATACCATGAAGAAACAAGCCCCGGATGTGTTGGGAAAGATACATGGTATCGGCTATAAGGTACGTCAGTGGGCAGCTCAGCCGGATGAAGCCAAAGTTGATTCTACGATTAAGATGATAGGCCCGCAAGGACTCAAAGGCAAAGTCAAGAGCCTGCCGCACAAGATATATAACGAGCTGGAAACGAAGCTCGTGGATAAATTCAATGAAGCACAGCAGACAGAAAAAGCTGCTTCTAAGATCGGTGGTCAGGATATTGACACCAACAATAGTGCCTACATCGATATGCGGCAGCATGCAGATAAGACCAGTGGTATCGTGGAAACACTGGTAAAAGGTAAGGGAGATGCCAATGACGTAGCAGCTATCAATAGCGCGGTCGGTGCTCATGTTACGGATGGCTATGTACCACTTCAGGGTATCGCCAAGAAGCTTAATGACCTGGATAAAAGTAATTCCGAATGGCTTAAAGGGTCTGGATACAAGAGCCATAAAGATGCGCTGAGTAATTATCTGGTCGCGCAGCATGAACTGGAAATGTCAGGTGCTCATAAGCATTATGTCTCGCCTTTGAATAAGTCAGAGTATGAAGCTGTAGTCAACACTGCCCCGAAAGAGATCAAGTCCGTTGCGGATGATTTCTACAATCTGCAGGATGCAGTGATGAAGATCAGCATGAAGAACGGTCTTATTTCTCGGAGGCAGTATTATTCCATCCAGAAGGATACTCCACATAAGTTGATGCTCCTTAATAATATCGCAGAGGACGATGCTTTCGTAAAAGCGTTGGGAGCAAGTACGAATAAGAACCCGCTGAAGGGGCCTGTAGAGGATGTACGGGAAGACCCCATGGAAGTCAAGAACCCGATCGATAACGTCGTACGGAATATCCAGCGGGCTGTTAATCTGGGCAACAAGAACCAGATCATCAACAACTACATCGAGAATGTAGGGAATAAGGTTGGCGGTCTGATCTGGAAGCATGAAGGCGGCCCGGCAACAGATAATGATATAACGGTATACCAGAACGGCAGAGCAATCAAGTATCAGACCACTCCGGAGATGAAAGCCTGCTTTGACCTTCTGAAACCTGAAGAAATGCAGGGCATGTTGTCCAAGATTGCAGCTATGCCGGCACGACTGGTTCGTGCGACAGCAGTAACATTCAACCCCTTGTTCCAAGGACGCAACATCATACGTGACCAGCAGTCAGCGTATCTCAACAGTGATTATGGGTATAAGCCGCTTATTGATTTCCAGCTTCGGCAGGGTGGTAAGTTCTCGTCTGATAAAGTCAAGAAATATTGGGCAGAATACAAGACCAATGGTGTCGCTGGAAGTACAGAGATCAACGCAGTCAAGAACCGGGTTAGCGATATCATTGATGAGTTTAACCGTAACCCACTCCAGAAAGTCGGTCATGCCGCAAATCCATTAACGTATATGGAGGGGCTGAACAACTACATCGAGAACGGTACAAGATTCGGTGCTTATATCAAAGCCCGTGAGAAAGGTGCTTCCGTCAAAGAGGCCGTGAACGAAGCAAAGAACATCACACTGGACTTCAGCAAAAGCGGTACACTGGTCAAAAAACTGAACAGATATGTCCCATTTCTGAATGCATCCATCCAGGATACGGCATTGCTGGGAGCGAAGATGAAAGATCATCCAGTACGTACGTTAGCCAGAGCTGCGGCTATATTCACTGCCATGTCAGCGACGGAACAAGCTCTAGTTAATAAGGACGGCAGTCGTGATGAGTATGAGAAGTTTGATGAACGTACCAAGAATAACTATTGGCTTTTCCATACTGGGAAGATCCCGTTCGCTGCTCCAAATGGCTGGCTGGCAATTCCTAAAGCGTTCCTGCCGGGCATATTGTTCGGATCTGGTCCTGCTGATGCTTATCGTTCAGGATTGAAGCGTAACAAAGACAAGGATGTCATGTATGAATGGCTCAAGAGTTTCGCGGATCAGATTGTACCAGACGCATTCCCAACAGCGGCTAAAGTTCCGTATGAGTTGGCTACCAACAAAAGCCTTTTCTACAGCGGTGGAATCACAGGTATGGCTATGGATAAGCTTACCGGCCATAAGAGTCCTAAAGGAGAAATCGTTAAGACTGATCCATATGCTGATAAGAAAAGCGCCCAGGATAAATATGAGCAGAAACTCCTGGATGAAAAGAAAACCAGTGGGCTGGCACAGTTTATTGCTGAAAAGATGGGAGTCAAACCGGAACAGATTGAATACGGCCTTAAGAGTGTATTGACCAATACCTATACTCAAGGCACTGCATTGGCTGATTATGCCAGCGGTAAATCCACGGGCACAGAAGCTTATAACAAAGCATTCAGCCCAACAGATCCTTATAAGAATCCATCCAACATCCAAGATTTCTATGACGTTAAAGAAGATCTCGGCAACAAGTGGAAATCGGTTAAAAGTGGCGAAGGCCACATGTCTCAAACAGAGATGCGTGATTACAACAATGTCATTGCGCCGGCCAGCAAGGTCATGAAGAACTACAATGAACAGATTAACCTGGCTAAGCTCAAGAATGATGATAAGGAAGTACGCAGAGTCAAGAAGGCGCAGAGCCAGTATATTGACTGGGTAATGAGCAGCCTGAGAAGTAGGAAATAAATAAAAGGGGAGGATATCCGTAGGGGTATTCTCTCTATTTTATTGGAAAGGAAGGATTGTGTATGGTTGATTACTCGGCAATCGTGGCAATCATCGGCATGTTGAGTTTCGTGTTTGGCGCGTTCAATTACGTGGTTATACGCCCCCTGAATACAGCAATCAAGACTCTGCAGCTTGCTATCGACGAGATGAGAAGAGAAAACAAAGAACGCGAAGATAAACGCCAGCTGTTGGATGTACGCATGTCAGTGGCAGAGGATAGCCTGAAGCAGGCGCACAAGAGATTGGATCATTTGGAAGAGAGGGTGGAAGGATAAGCATGGCAGATAAGATCAAGAACCTGGATGTAGGAACATGGACGATATTGATCGGGATGATATACCTGGCGGCGTGGTTCGCTGATGGTTATCTCGGATTCAAGTTCTCCTGCTCTGATCTGATCAGTTTCTATACGGTGTTCGTAATCGGGAGAGTAGCCAAGCATGGAATAGATTCTATGTGTAATTCCCCCAAGGGAGAGCCGCCGGATAAGATTTAGTCGCTTGTCGACTAAATTGACCCCCGTAGAACTGCTCAGATTTGATTCTGTGGTAGTAATCACTCACTCACGACAATAAGTCTCGTCTGAGGCATGTTCTCGAACATCTTCGTTCTGAGATACCGTATGATGCCGTGAGTGAGCTAAACTACCTTCACGAAGAAAGTTACTGGGAAGAAGATAACGACGTTTATAGAGCAGCGTTATAGAGCATGATGTGAAAGAAGATGACGATATGAATAATCTTGACTGGACCATGTTGACGAAACGATTTTACGATTTCATGTTCGAAGCCAGGAAATATGACTTCTATACACCTGAGTTAGATAAGATGGAAGATAGCTTATTCAAGATGCGACCTTATAAGGGGGATGAAAAGCATGGACTACAAAAGTAAGGCTGAAGAAGTAGAGAGCTTCTGGAAGAATGTCTGGGCACAATATAAGATGCCAATCATTCTCGTGCTGATGGCCCTTATCGTGCTCCTGTGCTTCAATCTTGGGCAGAAGCATTCAGAAGTGACGAAAGAACCTACGATGCATACCGTAAGCGATACAAGCCCAAAAGAGATTCAGAAGTATTTCCACATGAGTGATGGTGAAGCCAAGGATGTGAGTCACCGGATAGAGGTAGCCAAGACACAAGCCCCGACTTATCGCTACATTACTTATACGCAGGATGCTGCAGATTCTAAAGCTCATGACTACGCGAAACAGCAGCATGCTGATAATGTAGTAAAGACAACGAAAGATATTACGCCGGCAGATAGGAAGGCTGGCGATCCAGAGGTTGTAGAGAATAACTACTACGCGATCAATATGGCCAAGAAGCATGATATCAAAGTTGGTGTTGCGGTAATCGATGATAAGACGGCCGCAGAGGTATCTTATCGCAACCGTGATATCGAATACAGTGTCTACACCGATGGACACAACGTATCAGGTGGCAGCGTACAGGTCACGGTAGCTAAGTGGTAATCCCCCGCAAAGAAGGCGCAAACTCCTGCTACAGCTTAACTATAGCAGATTGCAATAGTTGAAAAGATGGGAATGTATAAGGATTGACCGTACGAAAAACGTACAGTCAAAAAGGTGTACTTTTTATGATTCGACGAAAAACGTCGAATCATCGCAAAACCAGTAACCACGCTGGTTACAGAAGAAAAAGACACCAATAACAATATAAGTACATCTTATATAGTATCTTCTATGGGTGGGTAGAAAGGATGATTAAAAATATGGTTAGCATAGAAGGAAACCAGATCAAACTTACCAGAGGTGACACAGCGGTAATCAAGTTAGCATTTCTGATTAACAAGTTACCGTATATACAGAAGCCGGCTGATAAGGTGATATTCAGCGTCAAAGAAAGCTATGACTCTGATACGTATATGATTCATAAAGAAGTGCAGAACTGCACGCTCGGCATAAGCCATGAAGATACCCAGAAACTGGAAGTCGGCACATATGTCTGGGATGTACAGGTTACCGTGGCAGAGACCGGGCAGGTGGCTACGGTAGGCCCGGGCAAGATCAAGATCCTGGCTGATGTAACTAGTGACTAAAGGAGATGCGAGAATAATGGCTGAGATAGAAAACAACACTGCGATATTAACAGCGGAAATCGATAATGCGACGCCTGTATTGAATGGAGAGTTATTCCTGGCTGCTAAAGGTGACAAGGGAGATCCAGCCACGATTAAGATAGGCAACGTATCCAAAGGCGCAGATCCTGTAGTAACCAATGTTGGTACGGCTACCGATGCTGTACTGGATATCGTACTGCCTACGGCAGGTCTTCCTGGCCCACAAGGTCTTAAGGGAGACAAAGGAGATAAAGGCGACCCTGGCCAGCAAGGTGAAAAGGGAGATAAGGGTGAGGCCGGTAGGGATGGCAAGACTGCTTATCAGCTTGCAATAGAAGATGGCTATAAACTGGGGCAGCATGAATGGATAGAAAGCTTAAAAGGCGAGAAAGGTGATACAGGCCTAGTAGGTAATGACGGAAGAGATGCCACTATCACGATCGGCAAAGTAACCAAAGGAGACCAGGCGGTTGTCATCAATACGGGTACACCATCCGCAGCAGTATTTGACTTCGTTCTTCCTAACGGTGATCAGGGCGTAGCTGGTCCTGTTGGCCCAGTAGGCCCTGCAGGACCTAAAGGTGATACCGGAGCTACCGGCCCTCAAGGTCCTCAGGCTATGGTACGGATGCAAGACAGCGTGATCACAGGAGTATTTCGGGCTAATAACTGGAATAACGGTCTGTATACGATCACGGATGACAGTATCAAGAAAGATGGCCAGACAATCAGTTTAGGTGCGGGAGATACGATTACCGCAGACCAGTATGCCGCATTATCAGCAGCGCATATCGTCTGTGAAGAGCAGGACGATGGGAAAGTCATACTGAGATCTGCAGGGGCAAATCCACTGGATGGTACTCCATATAAGTTGTCTTTGCAGACGATGTATAACGCCAAATTCAGCGAAGCTCAGTTCATCGTCGGACCAGTAGGCCCGAAAGGTGACAAGGGTGATACTGGTCTACAAGGGGCCAAAGGTGATAAAGGCGACGTAGGTCCGCAGGGACTTACTGGTGCTCAGGGGGCTCAAGGTCCGGCAGGCCCTAAAGGCGACCAAGGTGCAACTGGTCCGCAAGGGCCAACAGGGGCAACTGGTTCTCAAGGTGTGCAAGGGCCAAAAGGCGATAAGGGTGATAAAGGTGACATAGGAGCTCGCCAATATTCACAGTTCATCACAATCAAGGCTGCGGATTGGCTTGCCAATGGAGACAATTCAGTCGTAGTTACCTGCAGATACGTCCAGAATAACAGTATTGTGTTCATCCAGCCTTATAGGAACACGACAGGCCCAATGTATGATGCGATCGCTACCGCGAGAATCATTTCTTATCAGAGTACCGGGCGTGTTCAGTTCGAATGTATTGGCTCTGTCCCGAAACTGGATGTTACCTTTGAGATGATAATCATAGGAGCGTAATCATGAGTGTAATCAATCTGTTCAATATATGGAGGCCGTTGGGGTATACCTGCTCATTGAGTGGAAATTGCAAACAATACCTCCTTAACACCTATAAAGCAACTGCTTGCAATGGATTCACGGAACTTCCTTATAAGGTCAGCCGGCCTGATGTATGGTCAGCTACGAAAATGGAGAGCTTCTTTGAAGGATGCAGTGGCCTTGAATCAGTTCCTGATATGAATACTCATAATACGGATGATTTCTTTAGCATGTACTGCGACCTGAAGAAGGTAAAGACAATCCGCGTGGATGTCACCAAGATGTATGAAGCTTCCTACATGTTTGGGAACTGCACCAGTTTGATAGAACTGGACTTCATGGGAAGCGTACCAGTCCCAAGGACAGTCGAGAAGATGTTTGGGGGGTGTGCATCATTAAAGAAGATCCCGGAAATCGATACCAGCCACATCTATAACATGTCCACCATGTTCACGGGATGCTCTGCACTGGAACGTATTGATTGGGAACTGGACATGAGTTCCTGCACGACATGTACGGACATGTTCACGAATTGCGGCAGTCTCGTAGATGGAGGAATCAAGCTCAAGAACGTACCCAAGAATCTGGACTTGAGTACGATCGGCTGCCCCGCTTCTAAATATACGATCATTAACTATCAGGAAGGATGATATAGATGGCTTTTGTAAATGGTTTGAGTTCCGTAGGTCCACAAGGTCCGAAAGGCGAGAAAGGTGATACTGGTGCGACAGGCCCGGCTGGTCCACAGGGCATCCAGGGCGAGAAAGGTGCTGCTACCGTTGCGATCGGCAAGGTAACGGCCGGTGAAGACGCAGTGGTAGAGAATGTAGGCACGAATAACGCAGCAGTCCTGAATATCACACTGCCCCGTGGATTACAGGGACTGAAAGGTGATACTGGAGCAGTAGGCCCGCAAGGTCCTGCTGGCCCGGCTGGTCCACAGGGTATCCAGGGCGTAGCAGGTAAGGATGGAGCCAACGGTGTAGATGGCGCAGATGGAGCAGTAGGACCGAAAGGTGATACAGGAGAAGCTGGTCCTCAGGGACCTCGTGGTATCCAAGGTATCCCGGGCAAGGATGGAGCCAACGGTGCAGATGGTGCAGTCGGCCCTGCCGGAGTTAAAGGCGACAAAGGTGATACTGGCTCTGTAGGTCCTGCTGGTCCGATTGGTCCACAGGGGCCTAAAGGCGAGAAAGGCGATACTGGCGTACAGGGTGCTACTGGTCCTCGTGGTCCTCAGGGTATTCAAGGCCCTGCTGGTAAGGATGGCATTATCGGAAAAGACGGTAAGGATGGCAAATCCGCTTATCAGGTAGCCGTAGACAATGGCTATATAGGAAGTGAATATGAATGGCTGGCCACTCTTAAAGGCAAGGACGGCAAGGACGGCGTAGATGGTGCGGCAGGGCCAAAAGGAGACCGGGGACTCACCGGTGCACAGGGCGCTCAAGGGCCGAAAGGTGAGAAGGGTGAATCTGGTGCTGCCGGTGCTCAGGGGCTTGCAGGTAAAGACGGAAACAGTGCAACGATTACGATCGGTACGGTAACTGCTGGCGATAAAGCTTCTGTTATGAATACCGGCACGGTAAATGATGCAGTGTTGGATATCGTATTACCGCAGGGGCCTAAAGGCGACACAGGTGCACAGGGTATCCAGGGTATTGCTGGTCCTAAGGGTGACGCAGGTGTCAACGGAGCGGATGGTTCTGCTGCTACGATCAAAATCGGCAAGGTAATGGAGAGTACGGACGGTGCATTCTCTATAGTCAACACTGGCACGGAGAAAGATGCGGTGCTGAACTTCTCCCTGATTCGTGGTGCAAAAGGCGAAAAGGGGGATAAGGGAGAGAAAGGCGATATCGGTCTTACTGGTCCGGCAGGCCCAGCTGGTCTGGATGGCGCAAAGGGGGAGAAAGGCGACAAGGGAGATCCTGGTATCTCTGGAGAAGGCGGAAAAGCTGCCAGCGTGAAAGTCGGCAAAGTGACCGTAGGTAATAACGTCGGAGTAGTCAACAGCGGCACAGCAACTGAAGCCGTTCTTGACTTCACGCTGCCAAGCCCGGGAGAAGTCATCAATATCAAGGGTGATAAAGGTGATAAGGGCGAATCTGGTGCAACTGGTGCTGCTGGTAAATCTGCTTATCAGATTGCTGTAGACGCTGGCTATACTGGTACGGCCGTAGACTGGATCAAGAGTCTTACCGGCCCGCAAGGTCCTGCTGGTGAAACTGGCGCTAAAGGAGCCAAAGGCGACAAGGGCTTAGATGGTGTAGATGGTAAAGCTGCCACTATTAAGGTCGGGAAAGTAGAAAGTGGCGCTGAAGCAGCGGTAATCAACCGTGGTACTACTACCGATGCAGTCTTTGACTTCGTGTTACAGCGTGGCGAAAAGGGCGATAAGGGAGACACAGGAGCAACTGGAGCACAAGGCCCGCAGGGCGTACAGGGAAAAGTTGGTCCTCAAGGTCCTGCCGGTGTAGATGGTGCAACCGGAGCACAGGGGCCTGCTGGTCCAACTGGCCCTACTGGTTCACAAGGTCCTGCCGGCCGTGATGGTACAGCAGGTAAAGATGGCAAGGCGGCTACGGTATCTGTCGGAGAAGTAACCGTAGGTGAGAAAGCAGCCGTGGTCAACAGCGGCACGGCAAACGCAGCAATCCTGGATTTCGTCGTACCTAAAGGCGAGAAAGGTGATACTGGTGCGGTAGGTGCAACCGGGGCAAGAGGGCCGGAAGGACCTGCTGGTAAAGACGGTGTTGCTGGTCCACAGGGAGAGATTGGACCAAAGGGAGACACTGGCGCAAGAGGTCCTCAGGGTATTCAGGGCATTCAGGGGCCTTCTGGCGCTGACGGCAAAGACGGAGCTACCGGCCCACAAGGAATGCGTGGTCCACAGGGGACAACTGGTGCTTCGGGCAAGGGTGCCTACGATATCGCAGTAGAGAACGGATTCACGGGGACGATCGATGAATGGATGGCATCTCTCAAGGGTGAAAAGGGAGACAAGGGAGATCGTGGTATCCAGGGCATCAAAGGAGAGAAAGGCGATATTGGTGATGTTGGACCTCAGGGGCCGGCTGGTGCTGATGGAGCAAGAGGCCCGATTGGCCCAAAAGGTGATAAAGGTGCTACAGGTCCAGTAGGCCCTGCTGGTGACAAAGGCGCAGATGGAGTTAACGGCGCGCAGGGTCCGATGGGGCCGCAAGGTCCGGTAGGTCCTGCTGGTGCTGCTGGCCATAGTGCTTATGAATCTGCAGTAGCTAATGGATACAAAGGAACAGAGAAAGAATGGCTGATAAGCCTTGTAGGTCCGCAGGGTGTCCAAGGTATTCAGGGAATCAAGGGGGACAAAGGCGATGTAGGCCCGCAGGGGGAGATCGGACCTCAAGGCCCAGCAGGACCGCAGGGAGTCAAAGGCGACACTGGTGTAGCAGGTCCACGAGGGCCACAGGGAGTCAAGGGTGATACCGGACTTACCGGTGCTACTGGCGATGATGCCTACCACATTGCTGTATCCAACGGGTTTAAAGGAACAGAGTCTGAATGGCTGGCTTCTATTAAAGGTGATAAAGGTGAGAAGGGTGATACCGGACTTACCGGACCACAAGGAGCAAAAGGAGAAACTGGTCCTGCAGGCCTGACTGGCGCTACTGGTCCGCAGGGGCCACAGGGCGTACAAGGTGCCGATGGCAAAGACAGTACGATACGTATTGGTGATGTGTCCAAGGGCGACACGGCCAGTGTAACCAACAGTGGTACGGCCAGCGCAGCAGTTCTTGACTTCGTGTTACCAAAGGGTGACAAGGGAGATACTGGAGCGCAGGGTATCCAAGGGCCTAAAGGTGATACGGGTGCTGTCGGACCTAAAGGTGATACCGGAGCTACCGGCCCTCAAGGTCCGAAAGGTGATGTTGGAGCTACTGGTCCACAAGGTCCATCCGGTGGAATGGCTAAAGCTAATAAAGTGCAGTTGAATATCGCGCATACAGATTGGGATGCGAATAAGAACTATGCGCCTGGATTCCTTTCCCGGATGGGGCTCAGCGATACCGATACGGTTATCTTCCTAGGGGAATCAGAATCTGATAACCACCATATCGTGCAGTCTGACATTGAATGTATAAATACATCCGTCTCTGGTTTCAAGCTGCATTGCAATGGAGATATTCCTTCCAGCACCCTGTACGCGGTACTGCTTGGATTCAATGTCTAAAGGAGTGATTAAATGTATTTCATAAATGGAGTAAACCGGGGCAAGAATGGTGTCTCGGCCACACTTAAGATAGGTACAGTAGCTGCTGGCGATACGCCGGCAGTTGTGAATAAAGGCGATGAATACAACGCGGTTCTTGACATCACCCTGCCGAAAGGTGAAAAAGGTGATATCGGAGCAACCGGTCCGAAAGGCGATACTGGTTCTGCTGCCACGGTAAAGATCGGCAAGGTTACGAAGGGAGCAGATGCTTCTGTAACCAACAGCGGTACGGATGGTGCTGCGGTTCTTGACTTTGTTATTCCTACTGTCGGTGAGAAGGGAGAAAAGGGGGATACAGGTACACAAGGGCCGGCAGGACCGGTTGGTCCAGAAGGCCCTAAGGGAGATGCTGGTCCTGCCGCAACTGTAAAAGTAGGTACGGTAACTACGGGAAGTACTCCTTCTGTAAAGAACAGTGGTACAGACAGTGCAGCAGTTCTTGATTTTGTGCTTCCAGCTGACGGCGGTAGTGGAAGCAGCACTGCTATATCTTACAGGGATATGACTATATATGATGCCACCCTGGATACGACGAAGAAGATTATCGCGGATGGTGAAACTATGTACTGCACATGGGAAGACAACTGCCTTAACGTACACCACCCTTCCATCAAGACAACGTCACTGGTAATAATCGGCAGTGCTCATACTACGTCTGCGGCTGATGCCAGTAAACTCGCCGCTGGTGCATTGTGGACTCCTATCATAGATACAGACGGTATAGCAGTGTTTCATGTTGGTGGTGATACGAGCTGCGTAGGAACGTATTGTAATATCGCTGTAACTATAATCAACGGAGCAAAGATCGACACTAAAAACAAAGGTGTCAATTCTTATGGTTATTCCATCTTTGCTGGATCTAGTTCCGGCGGTAGCAGTTCTGGTAGCAGTACCGTGGCTACTGTCGTAAAAGACCTTACGATTTACGACACAAGCACATCGACACAGACCAAGCAGTCATTAGAGAATGGTACGATGACAGGCTGCGAATGGGTAGATAAGTCCCTGCGCATATATTATCCGGTAATCAAGCCTACGTCGATAGTGGTGATAGAGCCATGCGCCACGACTTATCAGACCAACGCTGGTAAATTAGCGGCTGGAATGCTGGTATGCGACTCCATGGCGGCAGGCGAAGCATCGTTTAGCGTTAAAGGTAGCGGAGACTGCATCGGTACATATTGTGATATCCGGGTAACTATCGTCAACGGCGTCAGCACGAATAACACGATATACAGTGACTTCACTGGTATGGGCTACGCTAGGTTTAGCGGCGGAAGTTCTGCTGGCGCTAAAGGCGACAAGGGAGACAAAGGCGATACTGGAGCTACCGGTGCAACAGGTCCAGCCGGTAAGAGCGCAACACAGACTACGGCCACAGTCACTTTGGCAGCAGCTTCCTGGTCAAGTGCAGCACAGACGGTAAGCAATGCCGCAATCAAAGCGGACAGCATGGTATATCTCACGCTGCCAGCTACGTCTACTGCTGATAATTATGATGCAGTAGCCGGGGCTAAGATCATCTGCACGGCACAGACGGCCGGCAGTGTAACGCTCAAAGCTCTGGGTACTGTACCGACCAAGGATGTCAGTATCAATCTGGTGATACAGGGGGTAGAGTGATATGCCGTTCTTCAATACGATTATACCGATAATAAGTGGCAATAGTGGGTGGCCGATACCTGACGGCACCCCAGCAGAAATGGTTGCAGTCATTAAGCAGGCACGAGCCGGGGCTACAGAAATTACACTTCCAGTTTTGAGCGATCTGAGAATTCCTGATCATGCATTTGACGGGTGTACGAAGCTGCGGAAAGTAACATTCCCAGCTGGCACCAGCGGATATATCATAGGTGAATCTGCGTTTAATGGCTGTGCAAATCTGAGAACTATCGTAAATGATATGTACATAGGATGTATCAAAACTAAAGCTTTTTACGGATGCAACAGTTTCTCGCTGAACTTCTATAAATTGTGGTGGGTGTACGACGATGCCTTTGATGGCGATGATGTTTCGCTTGATTTCAGCAACGTAGGGAGTCTTACCATTAGGCCTAAAGCGTTTGAAGGTATGACTCATGTAACGATTAACACTGGTAAATATTACAATTCTGATGCCCCGTGGGGAGCTAACAGCGGAACGCTGAAATACTCAGCGAGACAGAGCAGCTATCCATATGGATGGTACGATGTATCTAAGACAATAATCAATGGACAGCTCATGTAATGAATTTAGTCATCCGTCGACTAAATTCAGCGATGTTACATATACGGGCCTAAAGCGGCTTAAATAATGAAAGGGGATATATAATGAAGGGTATAGATGTAAGCGAGAATAACACGGTAGTAGATTGGGACGCAGTGGTCGATGAAGGTTACGAGTTCTGTATCGTAAGAATCGGCTACGGCCAGGGACATGAGGACAGCAAGTTCCGCGAGTATGCACAGGCAGCGATTAACCATGGCCTCAAGGTTAGCGGTTACTGGTTCTCGTACGCTCTCAATGCAGAGCAGGCTCGTCAGGAAGGCGAGTATTGCCGGAAGATCGTAGATGACTGGGGAGGCCCATTGGACATGATCTGGTTTGACCAGGAGTCATCTCAATGGCGCGATGACAACGGTTGCGACTATGATTCTCTGACTCAGCAGGTTGTTGAATTCGTGAATGCCGTTGGCCTCAAATGCGGCTTCTATAGTTACTATAGCTGGTGCACTGATGGCCATGTCAACGCAGAGTACCTCCGCGATGATTGTGGCATTCCGTTCTGGCTTGCAGCCTACAATAACGACGATGAGCCATGCCTGCCATGCAGTATCTGGCAGAACCATGATGATGGAGTAATCGGCGGCTATGGCCCATTCGACCTCAACGTAATGTAAAATTTGCTTTTTTTTGACATCATGGTTCTGTCATTGTAATATAACTATAGAAACAAAAAAGAGCGAACCAACGATGGTCGCCCAACGTAGTTTCGTGATTGAAATTTTTAAGCCATTTAACAGCGTCTGCAAACGCTGATGGCGTGGGTAGTGCCAGCTGCCCACTTAATGGCCAGAACCAGGTTAACATCTGGCAATGACCACATGTTTTTGACAGAATTTAAAAAATCCGGCCATCAACAGCGTTTGCGAGACGCTGATGGTCAAAACACTTCATGGTTGCAGCTAGAAGTGCCGAACTCTTCAATGATTTATGCACAACGATCAAGCCACCTTGCCGGGTGGCTTTTTCGTTTTATTGACAGTGAATCATGACAATGATATAGTATGAGCACATCCCACTTTGGCCACCTGCCTTTTTAGGCAGGTGGTATTTTTTGTGTGTTTTTAATGGCTGGTGTATTTCTAATACACTGATAAAAAGAACCACATGTGGTGTAACTAGATGAGTGATATAATATAGATGCGATATCATTCACCGTTTTTCTTTCTACTCTAATAGAGAGGAGACGATAATATGAATGACATGAAATATATAACATATGAAGAAAAGAAATCAATGTGGAGGGTTGTGGTAAGCAAAAGGATAGCCGGCAAGCGGAAAACATTCCAGAAATCATTTGCGGGCGATAAGGACAGCAGAGAGGATTTGCGGCGCATCAAGGAGATTCGTGACCAGCTTCTAAGCGATCTAAATATGACTCCTACGATGATGGCGGTCAAAAAGGAAGAGACTAATCCTGATAACATGCTGGATATGACGGTAGCGCAACTATTACCTGGATGGTATCAACGTGAGGTGTTGCCAAGGCTTAATAGCCCCCGGAGCAGAGGATGGTATGAATTGATTCTGGTGGATCACATTCTCCCGTATTTTGGACAGATGAAAATTCGTGACGTAACCAAGGACGTGGTTCAGGCGTGGGCAACAGACTATCAGCTCAATGGCAATGAACGCCAGGATAAGATTCTATCCAGCAGCACGATCAGACAGTATATCAGCAAGTTTCGTATGTTTTGGCGATATCTCAGGGAAGAACGCGGAGTCAATGTTCTTGACCCTTGTGTGCGTATCAATGTCAAGAAAACCAAGACAGCCAAGAAGAAGATATTCAACGATATGGCTAAGCATAAGCTGTTAAGGCAAGCTATGGAGCTGTACGGTCCTATGTGGGCGACTCTGTTCCAGTTCTACTTTGAGAGTCTGTGCAGACGCTCTGAATTGGCTGGATTGAAATGGGAACATGTAGATTTCCAGGGCAGTAGGATCTACATCAAGAACACTCTTACCGTTGATTACCAGCGTAATGTTATCGAGAGAGATGTAACCAAGACCGAAGAGTCAGAAGCATGGATACCCATCAGCGAAGATATAGCCAAGAAGCTGTTGAGGCTCAAAGCTAAACAGAAACTCACGGATAAGGGCTTTTCGATGAAACGTTACGTGTTTAGGGACTATGATACGGCGAGCAGGGAATGGGAACAATATATCTATCCTGAAGCTATCTCGCAGCATTTCCGTTACGCATGCACTAAGGCCGGCCTTAAAGGTTATACTCTACACGGTACACGTAAGACTGGATACAGTAACTTGGTGAATAGCGGAGTAGATCCTTTAGTAGCGGCTAAGATCGGTAGATGGGTTAATCCGAAAGTTCCATCCAAGCATTACTACGCAGTAGATAATCTTACCAAGGAAAACGTCATGAAGGAGCATCTCTTCGCCACAAAATAAGCCTTAAAAAAGTTACACCACCTGCGAAAAGTTACACCACCAAAAGTTTGTTCCGTTGGCATGAAATGCAATATAATGGACAATATATTGCAAATAGTGCCATGACTTAATCTAAAAGTGAACCCAATTCACGATTTTCTTGACAGTGACTATCGAAGTGGTGTACACTAATGCCATAAAGCTGAATAGTGAACTCACATCTAGAGCGGTGGAGGGAATGGCCCTATGAAACCGCGGCAACCCCTTATATACCAACGGTTGCAAGAGATTATGAGAATGTCTATCAGCGAAAAAGTTACACCACTAATGAAAAGTTACACCACCAAGACGGTGTTTGATATTGCAATTTAGATGCTCCTATCCATTATGGGTGGGAGCATTTTTTGCAATATTGATGATATGGCATTTGGGTGAATTTGCCTGTTTGATGATGTCAACGAAAAAACTGCTTAATACGACAGAGCTCTTATCCATTATGGGGAGGAGCTTTTTTGCAAACAAAAAAAGAAGCCCCAGCACATGGGATGCTGAGGCGTGTCATAAAAGGATGACAATCATGACTACTGTTATTATACACCATAGTGCCGCGCGCTGCTATACTGTTCCCAGTACCAGTAAAAGGAAATTAAAAGCCTTTTATTTTGAAAAAACAAAGGAATTCTGACAATAGCGTAGAAATACTATGTGTAAAGGTTTTTATGTTGTTTTAATTTCAAAAAGGGGGATGCATCATGGGTAAATTTAAAACAGGATGTCTAGGGGTTATTGGCTTAGTAGTTGTCGTGGGATTGATCGGCAGCTGTGCAGGCGGTGGAAGCAAGGACAAAGCTAATACTTCATCTTCATCATCGTCATCTTCTTCCTCGTCTTCTGGAGCTCAGCAGGCAAAAGAAAAAGTATATAATGATGGAGATATCAATGTACTGATTAAGGAAGCAAAAGAAAATGCTGCTGCCGCGAATCAGAACTACAAGAAAAAGGATGTCAAAATCACTGGCGGCAAACTCATGAATATCGATAGTGACATCAAATACGTAACGCTTGGAGGTACGGATAAAAACTACAGTATGATACATGTGCGCTGCGATGTAAACAAAGACAATAAGGATTTGAAAGATGCTATCCTCAAGTTGAAGAAAGGTCAGTTCGTGACGGTATATGGCACGATTACTGATGTCGGCGATTTGGTTGGATACTCCCTAAAACTGGATAAGATAGAGCCCGCTCAGTAAACATTAAAAATAGAAGTCGACCTGGAGACATCTCCAAGCCGGCTTTTTTGTGTGCTGATATATCGCTCCTGGTACTCACGCTCGATTTTATGATATTCTACAGCCATGAAACGCTCTGCCTATGAAAAGCAGAAGGGCATATGCAGGATATGTAAGAATCACTTTGAGATAGAAGAGATGGAAGGAGACCACATTACTCCTTGGAGCGAAGATGGGAAGACAGTCTTAGACAATTGCCAGATGTTATGCAAGAACTGCAACAGGCACAAGTCAAATAAATAACTTAACATAATGAAAGAACCGGTCCGGGGGCTATATCCCTAGATCGGTTCTTTTTATGCACCAATCGCATGGATATAAATGATAGAAAAGTACTTCTTCTTGCTTCTTGCAGGAAAATGCTTTGTCAATGTCGAATAACATTACATTGATTATATATACTACCGAGATATAGATGAACCCCAATGTATGTATCTAGATACTACTTATAAACTAGATACGTACTACGTACTTAGATCATACAGGTCTCCCTCCCTATACTAATTAGATGAGGGGGACGGTGGAAGCTACAACACATAAAACTAAACATTATCTACTAAAAACACACATTCAATCCCAAGTTTTCGGGGAACAAGAAATGTGTGTTTTATACATAAAGATAGAACTAACGTTCTACGCGTGGAAACTTGGTACTGGCGCAGGAGGATGGAACGAAGTGACAGACGATCATAGGCGACATAGAACGGTAGATATGCTACCGCCCGTTACGACGGCCTGCGGCGCGTCTCCACGCCCGGCACCCGGCCGATAAAAGCAAGACGTATAACCGCTGGTACGCGTAACCATCCGCAAACAGGAAATGAAAGTTATGTAGATATGGCCGCTGACGGTACGTATGGGGCCATAGCTGAACGAAAGCTAATAATAAAGGAAATGTGCCCATGAAGATGAATACCTCGCGACAGGCCCTTTCCTGCATTCCTTGGGTGATCTGCTTTACTTTATCAGCAGCCCTTACAGCATGGATAGAAGGAAAGTAAGCGGCCATTAAGTATACGCAGAAAAAAGCTGGCTAACGGATGGATAGCCGTGAGGGCTGCCGATACCCAGGAGGAGCTTTTCTGGGAACTGTCTGCTATATTATATATACAATATAGACAAAATACGCAGATTTGGAGCATGAAAACCTTCACGAGCCCAATAACCACGCGGGTTTGAGGCCTCTGAAAAAAACGGGTGTCTACGCCCGAAAAAGGGGCCAAAAACGGGCCTACACCCCCGCTTTTTGGAGAGGACATTTATACACTGATACATACACCTGAAAGCACTACGGATGCTTGATACGTATAGCGTCGTGACACTTCTGCATGACATAAGAAATCCGCCACCAAAGAATGAGTGGCGGATGAAATGACCCCGGGTCAAATTACGCATCTCTGAAGCTGTCCAGCGGAGCACTGAGATCGACGCGATCGATCCTCTGCAGATGCTGATGTACGATAACCTCTATGTAGTTGGAGACTGTACGATGATCAGCCTCAGCGAGTGAGTTAAGTCTATCGAGCATGTCCTTGGGCAGGGACAGTGTGATTCTTCCTTTAGTTGATTTAACCATGATGAATACCTCCTGAATGTTTCTTTCTATATATAGTATAACATAGTGTGCATGAGTATGCAATCTGCACAGAAAAAATATTTTGATGAAAATATTGAAAAAGTGTGCACTGTGATGTAATATAAAGATATCGAACAGGTAATACTGAATGTGAAAGGGTCGTGAGAGATCCGAAACATTATATAGAAAGAAGCGGTAGTCATGGAAGCAACAGCATTAAGCGCAGCGCAGCGCGAAGCATTAAGCCACATAGGAAACGTAAAGCAGGTAAACACAGTAGATTCAGAGGATTATCTCAAGGCTCAGTTCTCCCGCTGGAATCCCAGCACGGGTACATACTACGTATGGGGACGCAAGACCAGCGTGAAGCTGTATACGGAACGTAAGCCCAGTGAGATCATGGATGGCAACTACGCATATGCGGGGCATCTCAGCGATCTTCTCTACAGTGTAGATGATACCAACTGCGTATGCATCACGAACACGCATCTGCGTACATGTGCTCCTGTAACCAGCAAGAAAGAGCTGTACAAGGTATGTGGATATACAGACGAGAAAGCAGCTCGGGGCTTTTTTAAGGCCTTGAAAGATCGGGATATCATTATAGAGTACAAAGCAGAAGTTAAAGGAAAGAAAGAGAGTAGGTTCTACATCAACCCCCTGCTAACACTCAGCAAGCACGGGATACACCCAGAGACTTACTGGATGTTTAAGGGTTTGATCGATCCGTACCTTTCTCAAAACGATAAGATAAACCTGCAGAAGATATGCTACATCCTGCATCATCCCGAAGAGATTGAAGCAGAAGCAGAAGAAGTAGAATCTAAGGCACAGGAAAGAGACGAAGAAGCTTTAAGCTCAGTCATCACTCCGGTCCAAGATAATGTGATTCCTTTCCCGACGGATGGTAGCATGCTTGATCGGGTTCTGGCTGCACAGGACGCATAAAATTAAGCCTAACCCCTCGCGGCGTATCCTATCTGGATCGACTGATTCGCAAGGATATCGACGATAAGGAAACGATGGATCTCTGATCTGATCCCAAGCAGAAGATTGAAATATATTTTTCCTCATGTGTAAAAGATATATTTCACGGTAATACTCATTATGTAAGGCGCTGGCGGAGAAGATCAGCACCAAAGAAAAGGAGAAAACATCATGCAGCTCAAGAAATACACCAGGCAGACAGCCAAGATGTCCGCCGCCAATATGGTAATCTACCATATATCACATCCATGCCAGGCATTCACCATTTCGCCCGCAACATTCCGCAATATCAGCCAGAACTTATGGGGCATAGGCCATCTCACGCGAAAGATCGCAAACTACCACTTTCACGTTGATAAGCCTGACAATGGATCGATTAAGACCACGTACTACCGTATCACCAGCCTGGCACGCAAGTCATTCACCATTTCGCCGGCCAGCTACTGCCCGACCAATCAAGGCAATGACCATATCTATGGATTTACGTTGTCGTAATCTTTTATCTCCCGCGCTACGCGCGGGATGTTACCTTAACAAAGCAGAATAAAACACATACACGAAAGAGAAATCCTCCCGCAGGAAAAGATATTGCGGGCCGGGTTTCTCTTTTTTTGTATATTTTTTCGAGAAGATGTGTATATAAAGATATCCCCGGTAATACTAATGTTGTAAGGCTCATGCAGAGCAGTGTTCTATCTATTATCAGGGAGGTATATTCCAATGAGACTCATCATCGCAAAGAACAAAGAACAGATTAAGGTGGATAACGAAGATTACCTTATGTTATGTCAGTACAGATGGCACATCAACACTTATGGTTACGCTGTCCACACCGTAACAAAGAAAGATCCAGCGGAATGGCAGGGCCGGTACACGATATCCATGCATCGTATCATTATGAATCCGTCGGCTAACATGGTTATAGACCACATCAATGGTGACAAGCTGGATAATCGTCGTTCTAACCTTCGTATCTGCACACAAGCAGAGAACGTAAGAAATCAGAAGAAGACACGATATCCACGTTTGTCTCATTATAAGGGAGTCAGCAAAGACCATGGGTGCTGGAGAGCAAGAATCACGAAAGACCGGGTCTGGTACTGCTTGGGATATTTCCGAACAGAAGAAGCTGCCGCTCAAGCTTATAACCAGGCAGCACAAGAACTTTTCGGCGAATATGCCAGACTTAACATCATCCCAGTAGAAGCAGAAGAGATTGCCTGATGCAGTTGTTAGATTGTATAGTTGATACTTACGACGATCAAATCGGCTGGCTGATGGTGGCCATGCGGAATAACTTTTCCGGCCGGGACATTATCCTGGACCAGACGTACGAGCTCTTTCATTGTTACAGACACATCATAGACCCAAGAAGACAGCCCCTAAATTCTCTGCATGAGATGTGTCTTTGTGGCTACATCCACGACCCAGAGGTAATAAAGCTTCATGTTTCCCCGGGAATGATTCGAAAACTTCGTCTGTTATGATAAGAAAGGAAAATTAAAAATGGAAAACAACAATGATAATGATATTACTTATGAGGATGCAATGTTGGCCTTGATTGACTACATCTTTTATAAGGATGTAGCCATGCTGGATATTCTCAGCGCTTACCGCCAGGGACATCCTAAGTTTTGGGTCCAAGCACAGGATGATCTTACCAGCGAGGAAGGTCAGATATCGCGTTTGGATGTCTTGCAGGTAATGTTGGACCTTGCCCGTTACACGGATAAGCAGTTCAGTAAGACATGCCAGCACATGAACCAGACCTGCGACCGTATCATTCGCTCGCTGTAATTTAGTCGACAACCGACTAAATTGGATAAAGCCCCTTTTTGCGGGGCTAACATACCTCAGATAATCTTCCATAGAGTTCATCTTATTCATAAGGAGATTATCACTTGTCTACTACTATCACAGATTCTATCAACACAGCAGAAGAAGTCATACAAGCAATCCGCCAGCTAGACCACGTAACTACCGCCAGAAATTCCTCAATCGAGGCTAACCTCCTGTACTACCGTATCATGTCAATGCTTCGTAAGCTCCCCCAGAGAGAGAAACAAGCAGTTGGGTATACCTACCTGTATCACTACAGCCAGAAGCGTGTGGCAGAGAAGATGGACCTTTCCCGCATGCATGTGTACCGTATTCTCCAGAGTGCAGAGAGCAACATCAAGAATATGGTTCGGGAGGGTATGTGAATGGATTACTCATGGGTCTGGCACGTACTCCCCGCCGATCATTACACTCAAGAAGAGATTGAAGAGATGTATCACCGTATCCCCCGCCACAGAGAAGATCTCTTGGATGATTTCATGGACAGATTGTATCCAATGCCGTCACCTAACAGTGCGCGTAAGGATCGTCTGGTGTATAGTTATCAGTCATCAAGGCTCGCGAAGCCAAAGGTTTATCGTCAGGATAGATGCCATCTCGGTATCGCCGCATCGCTACCAAGAGAATAAATTTTGGGCAGGATTAACTTCCTGCCTTTTTTGTTTATGTTACATTTCCAGCTTAGAAGCGGCTTAAATAATGAGAGGATGTAGTGTACCCCTCCCACACTGTATCTTCTCATTACTATGTCTATTTTAAAAGGAATGTGATTACGACGTCAATTCCAAATGAATATAATCAGCACGAAGAAGAATCTTACGAGGATTGGTCATTCCGTTTACTTCTCGGGAAAGCTAAGAAAGAAGTAAAGCTTTCCTGGGCGCAGATTCGGGACATGCTAGGTCTTACCTGCACTACAGACCATCTCCGACATCAAGCTCACGGTATGCTTGCGTATGCTTCTTACCAGCGGGAAGCTCATACTGATGCTACAGCTATTGGTGAGATAGAAGCTAAAGAAGCAGCTCTGCGCCGCGAGAAGATGCGTATGCAGGACCAGAAACGTGAGTTGAATAAACTCTTAAGAGAATGGGCTAGAGCAGAGCATCTGGAAGAGACTATCCAGAAGGCCGTGAAGGGCATGCACGCTCTCCCAGTTATCCCTAGTGCTCCATTTTCAGTTTCTGCTGATGCAGAGAAGAAAGAAGCAGCCTTGCTACTCAGCGACTGGCATTACGGGCAATGGTCATCTAACTCTTGCAATACGTTCAACGATAAAGTCTTTAACGACCGTATCATTGAACTGATGAATCAGGTTATTCTTTACTGCGCGCAACACAACGTCTCTACTGTTCATGTTTTTGCTCTCGGTGATCTTATCAATGGTTTGATTCATGTGACTACGCGTATCAGCAATACGGAGAATGTAATAGACCAGACCATTCATGTAGCAGAGAGCCTTGCTTATATGCTTAATGTTCTTTCTGCTCACTGTGAAGTCAAAGTTTATTTTGCGCGGGGTAATCATGATCGCGTAACTCCTAATAAGAAGGAAAGCATTACCGGCGAATCATTCTTTGATTTGATTCCCTGGTATTTACAGGCACGACTGCAAGATAACAACAAAGTAGAGTTCGCGGGCAACACCATCGACAGTGAGATTATATCCGCGGACATCATGGGTTCTCTTGTATATGGTGTTCATGGCCATAGAGATAAAGTACCAACAGTTGTTCAGAACCTATCTCTAATGACTAAACGTATCCCTGATTATGTAGTCATGGGTCATACGCATCATGCTGAGAGCAATGAGATTCAGGGCGCAGAAGTAATCGTTAATCCTTCTTTGAGCGGCACTGATTCTTATGCTTATGAGCTTCGACGTACTTCTAAACCAGCACAGACATTACTGATATTTACCCATCAAGGATTACTCTGTACATATAAGATCAACTTGAGTTAAAAGGAGGTGACAGCACATGGGTGCTACCAAATATAACTGGAAAGCAATCGAGAAAGATTATGTGGAAGGTATAGCAGATGATAGCGGTGCTATCATTTTTCCAACACAGCGAGACCTTGCAGATAAGTATGGTCCGACTCCTGCTAACATTGGACACCGAGCCAAGAAGGAGCAATGGTTAACAAAGAGAGAGATCTATAGCAGCAAGATTGCAGAGATGCGGCAGCAAAAGTCAGCAGAGGCTATCAGTGATGAAGGCTCAGACTTCGACTTGACTTGTTTCAATATCGCAACGGAGGCTGCAGAGAAGATACGCAACTTGCTCTCAGAGACTGATACACCGAAGAATGTATCACTACTCACAGCAAGCTTGAAGAACGTGCAGAGCGTAGCTAAAGCAGCTCTGGGGGACAACGCAGAAGGCAACCAGGATTTAACGATTCATGTATCAGTAGAAGGTGACAGCAGTGCCAACGCTTAATGTAGATATTGATATCAATGTAATCAACCCCTGTTATCGTCCTTATCTATCTGATACGCATTATACGCAGATATTCTATGGAGGTTCTTCTTCTGGTAAATCTTACTTTCTGGCGCAAAGATTGGTTATCGATATGCTTAAAGGTCAGCATAACTATCTGGTACTACGTAAGGTAGCCCGTACACTCAGGAAATCAACTTTTAATGAAGTGTGCAAAGCAATATCTTTCTTTAAGGTAAGTTCACTCTTCACTGTTAACAAGTCAGATTTGGTTATTACAGGCCCGAATGGCTATCAAGTTCTATTTGGTGGCATGGACGATCCAGAAAAGATCAAGTCTATTACGCCTTCTAAGGGTGTTATAACGGACATCTGGTGCGAGGAAGCCACTGAATTTGCTTATGAGGACATCAAGCAGCTCCAGAAACGTCTTCGTGGTGTATCAGCCGTTGCAAAGAGAATCATCTTGAGCTTCAACCCGATTTATCAGCTTCATTGGATTTATAAGACATATTTCGCGGGTCATTGGCTGGATGATTCTGCTGAATATCATGACGATATGCTGGCAATCTTAAAGACAACGTACAGAGACAACAAGTTCTTGACTCAAGATGATATTAAAGCGTTAGAGGCAGAGACTGATCCATATTATAAGAGCGTATACAACGATGGCAACTGGGGAGTTTTGGGTAAAACAATCTTCACGAACTGGGTAACGATCAGCCATCAAGAGATGCAAGAGAAAGCTAAGACATTCTCCAGTTTCGAGAATGGTTTGGACTTCGGTTTTGCTAATGATCCGTCTGCATTAACGCATTCTCATTATGATCAGCGCAGCAATATCCTGTATATCGTTGATGCTAAATATGCGTATGGCTTCACAAATGACTTATTAGCCAAAGAATGTACGGATATGTTTGGCAATGATCTTGTTGTATGTGATGCAGCAGAGCCTAAATCAATAGAAGAGTTGCGTAGGTATGGTGTGAATACCACAGCCGCAAAAAAAGGAAAAGACAGCATCAACTTCGGTATCCAGTGGTTGCAGCATCTGAAGATTGTCGTCGATGAGACGCTAACTGGCGTGGTTAACGAGCTGACTGTCTATAAATGGAAAGAAGATAAGGATGGCAATGCTCTTCCTGTTCCGGTGGACAAAGAAAACCATTATTTGGATAGCATTCGCTACGCTGAGGAGACCAACATGGGTTGGAGCGGAATGAACCGTGAGAGCATCATGCATCTGCGTATACCTATCGCAGGAGCATTATAAAGGGAAGTGATTTATCAGTGAAAATGAATATAAGCGATGAAAAGAAGAATGACATCATCGATAAGCTACAGCGTGATATAGATGCGGCTAACAGCTTCTATGAGGAAGAGATTGAGCCGAAAGTTCAGGAGAGATATCAGATCTACAACGCCAGTGAGAGCTATTATGATTCAATGTTCAAAAACTTGAGTAAGAAATCCAAGTTCGTGGGTACTGATGTTAGAGATACGATTGGCAGTGCTATGCCAGCACTCATGAAAACCTTTTTCGGCTCGCAGGATGTCGTGTCAGTTCAGGGCATGGATGGTTCAGATCAGGACCAGGATAAAGCGGATAAAATGCAGGCTTTAATCGAGTACGAGCTCGACAAGAACAGATTCTATTCTGTTGCACAGCAGTGGTTCTTGGATGCGCTGATAACCAATGCCGGAATCATAAAGGTTGATTGGCAGCGTACGTACAAGCCACAGAAACAGACGATTACGATAGATTATCAGGCATACCAGCAGATGATGGCAGAGGCGCAGAAAGATAAATCTGTTAAGATTATCAACGTTACTGATAACCCGCAGATGCAGGGTGTAGATGTTGTTTATGAGTCTCCAGTCCTCGATAAGAACCAGCCAAGGATCATGAATATCATGGCCAGTGAGTTCCGGTACAGTCCAGATGCCACGAACTTACAGGATGCAGATTTCGTGGCACATCGTAAGATCGTTACGCTTGACTACCTGCAGCAATGCCAGGAATCAGGTCTGTATAGTAACGTAGATCAGCTCTATGAGGATTCACAGACACCAAGTTACACAGCGCTGGAACAGGAGAACAACCAGCACGTCGATGAAGAAACATCATCAGATATGGGCCGCAAAAAGGTCGAGTTGTATGAGTGCTATACGAACATCAACATGACAGATGATGTCAATGGCAAGCTTACTCCAATGATTATCACGGTATCCAATGGAGTCATTTTGAGGGCAGAAGAGAACACTTATGAGAATGTACCATTCTTCATCCTGACTCCATGGGTTTCTCCGCATAAGATTTGGCCAGTATCAGGGTTCGTTGATGTAGTAGCGCAGTTGCAACATGTGAAAACAGCCCTCCTGCGTCAGATCAATTACAACATTGCACAGAGCAATGATTCTAAGATGGCCTTGGACCCATCAAAGATCATGAATATGCAGAGCTTTTTGGATGGACAGCAGTATCTGTTAACGAATGGCAACGTCCAGGAAGCTGTAATGCAGATCCCCTCTGCGTCCCTGCAGCCGTGGACTTTCAACTTCCTGCAATATCTGGATGATACCAGGGAGAACAGGACTGGCGTAACCAGGTATAATCAGGGCCTTGATAACGGTGCTCTGAATAAGACCGCAACAGGAATTAAGATGATCACGGACAGCGCAAATCAGCGTTTGGAGCTTATTGCCCGCACATTCGCGGAGACTGGCTTCTCTGACTTGTTCAGATTTTTGGTTAAGCTCAATCAGTTGTTTGTATCAGAAGATACTATTGTGCGTTTGGCCAATGGTCCGATGCAGATAACACCGGATGACCTGGAAGGCCGCTTTGATTTAGTAGTCAATGCTGGTACAGGTACTTCATCCCAGCAGCAGCAGTTGCAGAACCTGCAGATGTGCCAGCAGATCGTGACACAGATGGCTCAGGTAGGTCTTGCGGGGCCTGTTAATGCTTATAATTTGGCGAAACGAATGATTGAGACTTTAGGCTTCAAGAATGCAGATGACTACATCATGAATCCGCAGCAGGCACAGCAGATAGCAGCCCAGCAGGCAGCTCAGCAGCCTAAACAGGATGAGAATGACAGTATCCGCAGCAATCTCGATACTGCTCCATGGCAGATTAAGATGCAATATTGGCAGAAGAATGGATACGAGGTAAGCCCTGAGATGTTCACGGAGCAGGTAGTTAATCAGCATCTTGGTGGCGCAATTGACGATATGGTTAAGGGAGGCGCACTTGATGATCACAGACTTACAGAGAAAGAACTTAGAACAGCAGCTCCAGGCGGCGGCAGTAGCAACGGATCAGCTCAAGATCCTTCAGCCGCTCTTAGATCAGCTCCGTCAGGAGCAGTACAACCTGCTGGAAGATCCCCAGCAGGACAATACTGATGCTATTAACAGCAAGATGCTTCTTGTAGCTTGCAAACAAATAGAAGATAGGCTTCGGGGCGTAATCACGACTGGTCACGTAGCTAAGAAAGAGTTGATTCAATCATGATTAAACCTTTTACCCCGCAGCAACTACTAACGATGAAGCCAGAGGCTCTGATAGCTATACTCAGCGAGCAGTTAGCGTTAGTTAACCAAGCTCAGCTGGCGCAAGCAGAAGAGCTGAAGCAGTTACGTACTTTAGATAATAAAGCGAAAAAGAAATAATGTTTATGTTTATGAGGAGTGTTTATAATGGACCAAGCTGTAACAACGCAGTCTGTTAATAATACGCCGGAGACGACTCCGGCACAGACGAATAACGAAGAGAATGTAGCTTCTGAAGCACCGGTGTCTGCAGCACCGGAGAAAGTTGATTACAAGGACCTTCGCAATTCGTCTAATGATAGTGATAAGTTCCAGTTTCTCAAGAAAGCCGGCGTGTTCGGTGATCATGAGGAGCCAGCGGAGACTTCCGCACCAGAACCAGAAGTAGAACCAGAAGACCAAGCTGATGATCAGCAGTCTGAACCACAGTTCGAAATCAAGGTTGATGGTACGGCTAAGAAAGTATCCCAGGCAGAACTTATCCGTCTCGCCCAGCAGGGTGATGACTATACCCGCAAAACTCAGGCGCTTGCTGATGAGCGTCGAGAGCTTGAAGCAATGAAAGCAGCAATCAAAGTACAGCAGCAGATGAATCCAGAATCAGCAGTCAAAGCCAAAGAGGCAAAGACCAAGCAGGTTAAGGATCAGGTTGTGGCACAGTATGATGCAGCTGTGGCAGAAGCTTCTCGTCGTCTGGGGCTTGATAACCCGGATGACTTCAACCAGTTCGACCCCGCTCAGAATTACGTTTTACAGGGCGTCATGGCAGAGCAGAGAGAGCGGGTTAAACATCAGCAGGCATTCCGTGAGGAAGTGCAGCAGTTCTTCAACACCGCGAAAGCAGATCCTATGTCCCAGGATATTGATGCTCAGTTTATCCCAACGGCTTATAAGCTTGGAGCATCAGGAAAACCAGAGGACGGACAGAAAGCGTTCGAGATCATCGCGGCTACACAGCGTTTCCATGCACAGCAGGCATCAGAAGCAGATCTTCGGCTCTTGCAGAAGCACTGGGAATACACGAAGAGCATGTTGGCTAAACCTAACGTCAATGCCACCAGTGCAAGTGCAGTAGAGCCTCCACAGACAGAAGCTCCAGGCACTGGTGCAACTACTCAGCGTCAGAGATTTGATGCTAAGAAGCTGCGCACTGTCCATAACAGCAATGACCGCTTTATGATGCTTAAGCGGGCAGGAGTTTTTAAGTAAAGATTTTGAAAGGATGACAATATAATGGCTACTAAACTGTCTTATAATGAACCGACTAACCGTGAGGATCTCTCTGATGTAATCACGAACATTTCCCCGGAGCAGACTCCGCTGACTTCTATGATCGGCAAGACGAAAGCTTCCGGTGTCTACCACGAATTCCCAGAGGATGAGCTTCGTGATCCGAGTGCCAATGCACATATCGAAGGCGAGGCTGACTCTGTCGTAGCAGCTCCGAGCCGTAAGCGCAAAGGCAACCATACCCAGATCATGAAGGCTGGTTACTCTGTATCCGGTACTCAGATGGCTGTGAATACGGCAGGTACTTCCGACGAGTTTTCTTATGCAATGTACAAGGCAATGAAGGAAGTTGCCCGCGACCTTGAGTACGCGCTCACGAAGAACAAGGTTGATTCTGCTGGTG